ATGCTTTAGATGTTGTAAACGATAACATAACTTCTAAAGAAGCAGCAGAAGCACTTGGTTGTTCTACTGCACAGATTTCTAGAATGTTAGCTGCATATAGAGAAGATATACAAACACAAGTAGAATCATCTAACTGGGAAGTATCAAAAGATGCTCAACAATCTTTACAAGACTTTAAAGAGTTTAGAGATAGATACTTCTTAACAGAACTAGGTGTACAGTTTGAAACAGCAGATTTTCACCATAATTGGATTACATCAATTAACAAAGCCTTATCTAAAGGTGGACAACAAATGATACTTAGTCCTCCACGTCATGGTAAAACAGAACTTCTTATACATTTTGTTATATGGCTTATCTGTAGAAATCCAAACATAAGAATCTTATGGGTGGGTGGTAACGAAGACATTGCAAAAAATGCTATATCATCTGTTATGGATACTTTAGATGCTAATGAAAAACTTATAGAAGATTTCTGTGGACCAGGTGGTACATTTAAACCTTCATCTAGAACTGGTAAGTCTTGGTCACAAAATGGATTTACAGTAGCTACTCGAACAGTATCAGGTATAAAGTCACCAACAATGGTTGGTATTGGACGTGGTGGTAAGATTCTATCAAGAGACTGTGATATTATTATTGCTGATGACATTGAAGATTTCTCATCTACCATGCAACCAGCTTCTAGAAGAAACACTAAAAACTGGTGGACTACCACATTAGGTTCTAGAAAAGAGGAACATACAGCAATGGTGGTAATTGGCTCAAGACAGCATCCTGATGATTTATATTCTGCATTATTAGAAAACGAAGCTTGGGAGACAATAGTAGAAGAAGCACATGATTCAATGTGTACTACACCTGAGTTTGAAGAAAAAGACCACATAGATTGTATGTTATGGGGAGATAAGCGTACTTTTAAATGGCTTATGGATAGAAAGCGTGATGCTCAAACAACAGGTGGTTTACAAAGATTTGAAATGGTTTATCTAAATAAAGCACAGGCACAAGGTTTGTCTTTATTTAATCCTGAAGTAATTAAATTATGTTATGACCCTAACTGGGAGATAGGACAAATACCAGAAGGTGCTTACTTAGTTGCAGGATTAGACCCTGCTGCTACAGGTTATCAAGCTGGATTTTTATGGGCAGTAGAAACCACAAACTCTGATATTAAGTTAACAATGGTAGATATGGAGAATCATCAAGGCGGTGGATTAGAAGAAGCTAGAAGTCTTATAAAGAAATGGTTTGAACAGTACGGATGTTATCACTGGGTTATTGAAGAGAATGGATTCCAAAAAGCTATACGACAAGATGAAAAAACTAGAGAGTATGCGAATATAAACGGAATTAAACTTGAAGGACATGAAACCCATAAAAACAAATGGGATGAAAGATTTGGTGTTACAGCACTAGCTCCTATGTTCCAAGAAAAGAAGATTAAACTACCTTTTGCAAGTATTGATGCACAAACTAAAAGTATTACTTATACAAAACAATTAAGTTATTTTGCTTCAAAAGGCAATAAAAATTCGTATAAAAGTGATATAGTTATGGCAAGTTGGTTTCCTATGAAAGTAATAAGGAACTTACAGAAGTTAACCTACGCGGAAATGGGTTTAGACTACACTCCTAGTTATGAAGGATATAGTATGCTAGACTTGAATGATATACCATGGAGTTAAATGACACCTGACCAAATTATAGATAGAGCAACGTTTTTAAAAAAATCTCACGATAGTGTTCTTATAGATAGAGCAAGATTTCGTGCAATACTTAATGGTGGGGAAGAAGGTATACGACAGTTACTAGGACCAGGAATGGATAACCTAGACTCATCTACGTTACCAGCTCCTAACTTAATGTTATCTGCATTAGATAGACTTGCACAAAAGATTGGTAAAGTTCCTTCTTTAGATGTTTCTATTACTAATGGTAGAGATTCACAACGTAATAAAATTAAAAAAGATAAGTTAGAACGAATTGTTTCTGCTTATGACAAAATGCAAAACCTTAAAATGCAATTACCACAAGTTGCTAGATGGCTACCAGGTTATGGGTTTGCAGTATGGGTTATTACTACAAAGACAAGTCCTGATGGAAATGTTTATCCTCATGCTGAATTAAGAAATCCTTATGATTGTTTTCCTGGCTATATGGGTAATAATCAATCTCCTGATGAACTAGCAATAATACAAAGAGTTCCTGTTAAACAATTAATACAACTTTATCCTGAACTAAAATCATGGTTTGAATCACAAGAAGATGCTGATTCTAGAGATATGTATTTAAATACTAGCTCTGATACTTCTTGGGAAAACTTATCTGAGTCAGGAGATGTAATACTTGAATACATGAATTTAGAAGGTACTTATGTATTACACATGGCTTCAAGAAAAATAGTAGATTTTGTACCTAACCCACTTAAATCAGGTCCTTCTTTCGTTGTAGCGAAAAGATATTCTTTTGATAAACTACAAGGACAGTTTGACCAAGTAGTTGGTTTGATGGCATCTATGGCAAAGATTAACGTATTATCTGTTATCGCTATGGAAGATGCTGTATTTACAGAAACTAACGTTGTTGGAGAAATAGAATCAGGACAATACAGAAAAGGTAGAAACTCTATTAACTATTTGTCACCAGGTTCACAAGTTATAAAACCTGTTACTAACTTACCATATCAGTTGTTTGAAGCTGTAGGTAGATTAGAAAGACAATTGCGTGTTGTTGCTGGGTATCCAGTTCAGGACGACTCTATATCACCCAACTCATTTGTAACTGGTAGAGGTCTAGAAGAACTGGAATCTGGCGTAGGTGCTATGGTTACCGAGTATCACACAATAATAGAAAATGCTTTACAAGAAATAGATAGCAAGAGATTAGAGCTAGATGAAGTTTTATTTGGTAATAACAGAAAACCTATAAGCGGTACATACAAAGGTGCATCATTCGCTGAAGAATATACACCAAGTACAGACATTAATAAGAATTACTCAACTAATCGTAAGTTTGGAGCTATGGCTTCTTTTGATGCTCCTAACAAAATAGTTACTGGATTGCAACTTTTAAGTGCTGGAATAATTGACAAAGAAACTATGCAACAAGAGATGGATGGTTTAGAAAACTTGTCTCAAATTAATGAACGCATTATAAAAGAAAAAACAGAGGATATATTGTATCAGACATTGTTACAGCAATCTCAATCAGGAGATAAAGCAGCAATGATGGCTGTAGTAGAGATTTATAATAATCCAAAAGATATAGGCAGTATTCTAGAGAAGTTCTTTACAGCACAAGGTGAAGAGCCATCTCCTGAAGAACAAGCTGTCTTACAACAACAGGGTGTACCACAACAAGCAGGTCCACCAAACTTAGCGGCTTTGTTAGGAGGAGCAATTGGCGGATAATCCAATTAATATGGAATTTGCAAAGATAGTAGCAGCAAACTATACCGTAGAAGAACAACCTATGTGGGAAATGACATCTGAAGCTTTAGAGCAAGAAGATACTAAGGATGAAATTATAGACATAATGACTATTGCTTATATACCTAAATTAGGAAGACTAGATTTACTTATTGTTCCAGAAAATTTTAAATATAAAGATGGATTCGGAGTTGATGATGGCGAGATTTAGTCCTAAAACAAATAAAGCACAATATGAATCAGAGTCATATGGACAAGGTGTAGAACTAGATAACTTACAAGATAGTGCTGAGTTATTTAAAGAAGAGGTTGCTGAAACACAAGGACTACCTAGAGTACAAGCTCCTGCAACACAAAACTTTCTAAATGCACAACAAGGTATTTTTACACCTACAAATAATCCTGGAGAAGATGTAGCTACAAGTCAATATAAAACTGAAAGTGGTTTACCACAAGTTGATGCAAATATGGCATTGAGGAGAATGTATCAGTTCATACAGAGCAAAGATATTATAGCTTTGATGGATGATGAGTCTGCAGCACCAGAGGTAGAATAACCATGGCATGGCAGTGGAACTTCTCTGCACCTTGGGAAGACGGGCAAGACGAAGACTTTAGAAA